TGTAAGTATAATTTTCATCACCAATATCCACCGTATGTTTTACCACCCCAAAGATGTCCATACCTATTTATTCTACACGCCCAATAACCAGCAGTCATTCTATCTTTTTTTGCTTTACAGTTGTGTCTTGAAGCAAATGCCTTTCTTGCTTTGGGGTTAGAAACTTTCGCAGTTAATCCACCGTGAACATCACCAAAACTTATTTTCTTAACTTTTCTTGTTGATGGGTTCATAACATAAACCACATATTTTTTTCCTCCACCAGTGTTTCGCATCGGTCTACCAAGTTGAACTTTTCTTCCTTTGTATTCTGCTTCGTTAATACTATTTTCCAAAATGGGTACTTCAAGTCTTACAACTTTACCATTTGACAATCTTATTTTTTTTCCAAAGTCAGATTCCACAATCCACTTTTCTTCATTGTCAACATCAATTAAACCTTTATTATATAATGTTCTTGCCTCATTAATCAAGTTAAAAAATTCAGGCGAAAAAGGTCTGAATACGTTTTCAGTTAGTGGAATACCATTATCCAAATGGTAATTCATATTTTCGGATATTAATGTTTTCATATACATAAATACCTTTAAAACAAAAAAAGGTGAGCAACTACACTCACCTTTTTTGGGTCGTTCACGGAATGTGAATCTAACTTCCACCACTTTGTTTTGAAGATAAACAAAGAAACTGTTAGGACTCTATTTTAGATTTTGCCGATACTACTTCAGCCATAGAGACCTCCTTTGTGTTTCCGATAATTAAACATTCTTTTAATATGTCGTTTGGTATATGAATCAAAAAGTCTTTACCATTGAATGATGTCAACTTCTGATTCATTTCCAATGAACTATGTAACATTGTAAGAAAGATTTTGAACTGAACTTCATCCAAAAAAGATTCATTCAATATTTCCCCAAACTTAGGATGTATTACTGTTACTTGTTTTACTTGTGCCATGTTGTAAAATTATAAAACTTTTTTCAATTAATCAATTTTTTTGTACTCTATTTTTGATACTACTATATTTGTTATTTCGAAATATTTCAATTCTTCCATAAGTCTGTCTTGAAACTTATCTCTATACCAAGAATTGTATCTTCTTTTTCTTCTGTTCGCCTTTTCATTAGTAAATGAATAGCTATATTCATTGTTACTTAAATCAACAATCAAGTCAATTTCATAAACATAACCATATTCAGCACCCCAACTGTGCCTATACTTTCTAATGTTTTTGATTTTCAAAACACTATTATTCAATTCATTGTAATATGGGATTTTTTTATCAAAAAGTAAGGTAGTTTTTTTGAAATATTTTTTAGCAAACTTTACCTGTTTATCTGCAATTGATTTACCAAATTTCTTTACGTGTTCCATAAAACAAATTTAGAAAAAATATTTGATTTGGCAAAATGAAATAAAAAATTAATTTTTTTTTGTTTATGTGAAAAATTAATATATCTTTGTATTGTAATATTTTATTAATCATTTAAAACTGAAAACATGAAAACTATTTTTTTGAATCTTTCTTTTTTGTTCGTGTCTTTTATTTCTTTTTGTCAAACACAATTCAATTTTGTTGGGTTTGGTTTTTACAAAATGGACTATTCCAATTCCAAAACTAGTTTATCAACTTTATTACAGAATGGTCCAAATTCCCAAAATACCGTTTGGACTGAAGGATTTAATCATTACGAAATTGATTTGGATAATAAAACTTTCGTTCACAGATATGTCGGTGAAAATGAAGGAATTAAAAAAGTTTCAGTAATAAATAATTTAGTTACAACAGATGATTATGTTAAATTTGACATCAATACTGAGGATTTTGGAAACGTCACTTGTTTAATCAGTCTTAACACTAAATTCAAGAGTGATTTGGTTTTTAAATATAAAAGTGGTAATACTACTAAAGTAGCATTCTTTTAAAATAAAAAAATCCCCAAGTAGGGGATTTTTTTCATTTTGTTTTGTTTTTAAGATCTTTTAAGTCCTTTAGCCATATCTTCTTTTGCCATACTAACAAAATCGGAATCTACATAACCTGTTGGTTTAACACCTGTCTTTGTTTTACACCAATTTCTAGCAACGGTGTCAACTTTTCCACCATAACCGAAAAGATAATATGAACCTCCACTCAGTACATCATTCAAATCAACACCTGACATAGCACCAGGGTTACCATTTTTGTCACAACGACCATAGAACGCCATTTTTCCTTCATATGTTACTTTATTGGATGCATTATAAATAAGCCCATCAAACACTACTTTTACACCTTGGATTCCAGATGATACACCCCCATCAGATGCCGTGGGAGTACCGAATGCAACTGCCATTTTTGTTGCGTCCCTGTTCCAACCCGCATCCAATACCGCTTTTTCGCTACCTTCATTAATAACTCTTTTGACTATTCTTGCAAGATCTGATTCTGTTAATCTAACAATTCTTTTCATAACTTTTTTTCAATTTTTTTGTTTATTTATTTGTTATTTAATTATAAATATATCAATCTACAAAAAAATCCCATCAGATGATGGGATTAATATCATTTTTCTTTTTTTTGTTTATTTGTTTTTTCGATTTTTTTATCAATATAATTGATTGTTTCTTGTGTTATCCTATCTATATTTCGGTGAACACTATCCAACGATTCCCTCCAATCACGTTCTTTTTCGTGTAATGAACGACTAAACCATTCAAATTCATGTCTTAAAGTTTCTTTTTGATTATCAACTTCCTTTTTAAGTCTAAAGATTTTGATAATTCCCACGATGAAAACACAGATGAATATCAAAGCAATTACGGTAAGAAACCCGAATGAAAAATATAACATTTCCATAATAATTTTTTTCAAAATTTATACCTCTATGGTAAAAAAAAAGGGAAGCAACTATTTGTTGTTTCCCCAATAAATTCCTTATAAGATTTTTAACCTAAAATAAAAACCTGAGATTACAGTTTTTTGTGAGTTTCTTTAGAAGTATTATTGTTTCCCTTCGTATCCACTTTCTTTTGGAAAGTAAAACTCAATGACGGTTATTTAGGTAAACCACTCCTTGAGGTTTGAATTACTCTCATCTTACTTGACTCTTTCCGAGGATGCCTCCCCAGTTCGTCCTTGCGGGACTAAAGGTTTTTCGGATAATTACACATTGACTTGGGATCTCTGTGTGCAATGAACAGCTCATTACTATGTAGTCACCTTTCATCCAAACCTGACGGACACTTTTCCTTATAGCTTTCTTAGTTAATTTGATTCAACTTTTTAAATCATAAGTATTGTGTCGTGGATTTTCGAAGTAGTGGTCCGCCACCCGAGCCAACCCATCTTTTGAACGAATCGATACTCAACTACTCCGTGAAATGTCCCCATTTCCATATTTCAAGACTACTTCGTGATTAACCCCTTGGTAGGAGTTTATCAAGGATAATGTCAGCACCACCTGTTTGTTATCATACCTTTCGGTTTTAAGTATCCTATCATATTGGAAAACGCAATAATAAAATTGGATAATCTTATTTTTTGCAATATTCCTACGGGTTCTTCCTATTGATGTTCCCACCTCAATCGAACGACCCACATCGCCCAATCGTCTAACCACTTTCCCTACAGCGTTGCCCTCGGTACTAAAGGTTATACGGTATCCCGCTTGTGTACTCAAGTTCGGTTACCCAAACCGCAAATCAGTTACACTTCTGATTCACTTTATCCCACTTTCGTGGTTTATTTAACGACTATACACCGCCGAATATCTTTATCAGTTTCATTACTTACTCCTGAACGGATAATTCAATTTTCAAAGAACGATTTCGGACGTTTCCGAATTTGTTTTACAAAGTTACGACTTTTATTTCTATTTGTCAAGTACTTTGTGAACTTTTTTTTTCGATTCGACAACGAGTATCTTTCATCACCTTTAGTTTCAAATCTTTTACAAAGTTAAGTCTTTTATTTTGATTTGACAAGTACCTTGTAAAATTTTTTTAATTTTTTTCGACGAAGACATCATCAGTACCATACTTTTTTGCCATAATGTGGGCAAATTCCAAGTTAGGTGTGTATACTTTTTCGTTTCTGTCATTTACATAAGAGTAAATAACGTTTTCAACTTCTTTTGTTGTTTCTGTCATATAAATACTTTTTAATGTGATTAAATTCTTTTGTAATTATAAATCAAAAATGATAATTAGTCAAACGATTAATTCATCATTCTTCTAATTTCCCCTTTTTTATCCACTGATTTAATTTTTTCTTTAACCCACAGTTCCACATTTTCAGGACTTTTAAATATTTCTTCAACATCTTCAGTTTTATCAACAGGTAATTCTACAATTTTACTTGCTCCTGTAATTTTATAAACTCCAGTGTTTTTTTTACAGTATTTAACCTTTTTATTGTCACCTACTAAAACCAAGTCATGAACAATATTATCACAGTCAATACCATTCCCTTTGACTATTATGTATGGCAAATCTTTGAATGGTGAATATGTACGGTAACCATCTATGTGTGGTTTAAATTCTTTTTCTTCTTTCAAATTACCCCAACCTTCTTTTGGTTGTTCCAAATCTGGTTGTAATCTGTAATTGGTTGTCAGTTCTTCACCTTTTTTTAAATCTTTGGATGCGACTAAGTATCTTTTATTTCCAACTTTTTCATTATGACAAGTGGGTTTACCACTATGATTATGCATTTTACCCAATTCAGTAAAATCATAATTGACACCCATTTTTTTTATTGTGTGAAGCAATCCGATACGTTCACCTTTTTTGATATTTGTTTTTGCAAATACCCCTTTTCCCGCACCTTTAATGTCACTATCGTCTATATAGTACTTTTTTTTTTCAACGACATTTTCGTTGATGGATTCTTTTTCTATATAACTTTCAAGTACTTTTACAAACTCTTGTTGAATTTTCTTAATCATATCTACATATGATGTTACCTTATTGTCTATGTCTGGGTTATACCTTCCTGATTCTATTTCTTTTTTGATTTGGTTTACTGCTGCAGTTTTTTGCTTTTCAGTAAGTTCTTGATTTTTTTTCATCGACTTCAACTTTCTTTGGATGTCCAAAACAAAATTGTTTGATCCACCATATTTTTGTATCATCTTTAATTCGTCATCTTTATACCTTCTAATGTTTGTGTAAAGATAACTTAAACCAGAAATGTTTGTAATACATTTATGTCCACCTGAATTTGCTTTCACGACATCCATACCATTAACACTGGCTTTTTCCAAATTCATTTTTTCTTCGAAAGTTAAAGTGGAATATAACTTATCTGAAAGTTTATTTATTTCACTTAATGTATCTTCTTTATTTCCTTCAATCTTCAATGATGGTGCATTTCCATATATCGCTAAAAAATCTTTGAGAGTAAAACCAACGGAACCCTCACCAGCCTTTGATTCAGAAACTCTTTTTAATGTACCAAAACTTATTTTTAATTTACTTAATTCCGGTTCAAACTTTTTAAGAACCTCATCTTTCATTTCACCAAGATTAACACCTTTAAGTGAACGTTCACCTTTATATGCATTACAAGAAGCTTGAACAATTCCTGTCGGCCAAGCAATTACCAAGAAGTCAGCATCAGGATTATTCTTAAACGGCGTATATCTATCATATGAACCTGGTTTTGTCATAGAACCCCCACCATACTGTACAATAACTTTACCCTGTACTTTAGGGAATTCTTTCATTTTTTCAATATAATTCTGTTTGTTTTGTTCTAGTTCTTCAGGTTCAGCATAACCTTCCACCTTCATTATATCTCTAATATTATTTAAAATACTTAACAAAGATGGGTTACTTTTCATAACCAATGTTTCTAAAAATTTTGGTTTGTTTTTAAATGCCAGTAACAATTTGTTTGTCACCAATCCCATCATCATTTTATTTCTTTGAAGTGATTGATCCTTATCCATTTTGAAAATATAATTCATTACCATGTCAAAAGTTATATCATGTGCAAGGAAATTGGCAGAATCGACAGTAGATATAAGAAGTAAGTCATCAGATGGAAAAATATCTTTTGGTGATATCGTTTGGGATATTGTTTCAACATTCGATCTAGATGCCTTGAAACTTGTTGCAGTTCCTGATTCAACACCAGCTTGTGTATCGTGGTGATCGGTATGAATGACAAACATTGGTTTGCCGTGTGCAAAGTCAACTAACACTGGCATCACATCACCTTCTGCGTCAAGTTTTTTAACTGAAAACTCTTTATCACCATATTGAATCACTTCAGCATCAACTACTTTGATGCCGTTTTGTTCAAGATAGTTTTTCATTGCAATTGCGGTAGTTACACCATCTAAGTCTTGATGGAAGTAAATTTTTGCTTTAGGGTATCTTTCTGCGATTTTTTTAATATCCCTGATACCTGATTCTTTAATTATTTGTCTGTATTGCGATTCTGTGATTATAATTTTCATAACTTATAAATAGTTACAAAAATAAAAAAACCCACTTTTAAAGTGGGAGTTCTTGTATTGTTTGTAATGTTTTGAAATATTCAACCCTTGTTTTTGCAATTTCACTATAATTTGGTGATAATTCAATACCTAACCATCGTCTACCTAACACTTCAGCCGCCACTAATGTTGTACCACTACCGGCAAATGGATCTAAAATCACATCGTTTTTGTAGGATAGTATTTTGATTGCTTTCGTTGGGATGTCCATCGAAAACGTTGCCTTGGTGAGTGATTTAGTATCTGCAAAGTAATTCCACTGACCAAAAACAAGCTCCATAAACTCCTTCTTATCTGTTTCTTCATACACAACTTTAGTTTTTATGGTTCCATCCTCCTGTTGAATTTCAGTTGGTGTCCCTTTCCACTGCGGTTCGCCTTTCACCTTTTTAATGTGGTGTTTTTTGTATGCCAAAATGACACATTCCTTTGGATTATAAATATATGGTGAACTAGGACTCATCCAAGATCCCCAAGCAGTTGTCTTACTTCGATGAGGTGATTGTTCCTCTAAATCCACGATACCAAAGAACCCAAACCCAATTTCTTTCATTATTTGCCACATTTCTGAAACAAAGAAAATTCTTCCCCCTTTCTTCTGTCTATTGATTTCGTATGGAATGTTCAAAGCAATTCTACCGTCATCTTTTAATAGATTATACGCTTCAGTTAACCAATTTTTGGCAAACACCAAATATTCATCAAATGGTACATCATCTTCATGAACGTCGTAATCAATTCCAACACCATAGGGTGGTGATGTAACAATCAAATCGACAGAACATTCAGGTAATGTTTTCATTACTTCAATACAATCACCATTTATAATTTTTCCTGTTTCAATCATTTTTTTCTAATGTTTCAATGTGGTGATTTAAAT